TAGCAAAGTTACCAGATGGAGCAACAGTCATACCACCAGTAGCACCAATAGGCATAATTCCTGAAATAGCTGTGTCGTCTTCATCTTGAAATGAAACTGTCCCAGCGACATTAACAGTAAATCCCAAACCATAAACCCATATTTGTTTATTTGCTCCTGGGGCGGTCACTAATGATTGATTTGCTCCTGCGGCTAAGTTGATGGCTTTGGTAGTGTAAGAATCTATAACAGGAACTCCAGAACCATTTATTGAAGCGTTAGATAAAGAAACTGGTATTGGATTGCTTGTACTTACTTCACCAGCAGTAGTTCTCATTACACTACTACCACCACCAGTAGCAATAGATATAGATTTTCCAAGTGATTTTAAAAGGTTTTCAAATTGTTTTGCGTTAATCTTGACTTTTACTTCACCTTGTGTTATAACATCTTCCAATATAGACCAATCAATAGTGGTATCTATTTTCTTTATTTCATTTACAATAGGAGATAGGTCTAACTCTTTATCTTCTCTCCTAAGCTCTAAAACAGCCCCTATTAAGCGTTCTATGGCTTTAATGATGTCATTAGACCTATCTTTATCTTTTGGCTTATTTAGAGCCGTTTTAATAGCTTGTAGTTCTTTTAAGAGTTGTTTCTTTGTAGCTGTTTCATCTAATGGAATAATTTTATCAGTTATAGCTTTTATAACTGAATCAAATTTTACTTCTGGAATTGTTATTTCAGGAAATGGTGGAATAACAACATCAGCAGGAGAGTTAATTACTTCTACTTTTTGAACTTCTGGTAAATTAGTTATCTCTGTCTGAAAGACAGAATCTTTTAATTTATTTAGAAGACTTAGTATTATTGTCTTTACCTGCTCCAGATTCATTTTGTTTCTTTAATAATTCTTCTTTTTTTTGACGATATACTTCTTTAAATTCGTCTATAACATTAGTAATGTCAAGTTTAAGTTTTCCATCTTTCTCATCTATAAACATTCTACTGTGTTCTTCAAACTCAACAAGTTCAATATCTTTAATACTATCACGATATAATGGTTGTGCTTTATCATTCAAACGATTGATTTTTAAAGCAATCTTATTTTTCTTTTCTTCTAACTCAACTTTCTCTTTGTCTAATTTTATCCACTCATCATTTAACTCCGCTTTCATTTTAAGTAAGTTGATTAATTTCTCATTACCTTGGATTTCTATTGTTCTCATTTTTTTTAGGTTAAATATTTATTATAAGCTTCACGCCACAAAATCGCTTTATCTTCTATATTGTAATTTTTTAAAACATATTCTTTAGCAGTCTTACCAATCCTTCTACGAAGTTCTTTATCTTCAATTAACTTAACTGTTTCGTCATACCAAGTAGAATTATCTTTTATCAGTATTCCATTCTCACCATTCAAATCTTTGTCATAAGGAGAATCATTTGTAGAAAAACTTTGAGCTATAACTGGAATCTCACACATTGCTGCTTCCAAGAATTTTACATTTGACTTTGCTCGGTTAAAATCTTTTTCTGCTCGTGGTATCAACATTATATCAAGTCGTAATTCATTTAATGTTCTGAAATAATCTCTTGTTTCTACCCACTCAACATGTTCTAACTTCTTAAGACTATTCCAAAATTCAAATTCTTTATGATAAACACGTCTAATCAATCTATTCTCACTTTGTCTTTTTTTGCCGTGTAAACCAAACAATACAAGTTGAACATCATCTCTATCATGTAACTTTCTTAATTGGTCTTCAATGTGTTCAAAATCATGATTGTATGCAGTACTACCAACTATTCCAATACGAATTTTATCTCCCTCATTTCTTAATGGTTCTTCCCAATCAAACTCATCAACACAATTTGGTAAGACAACTACATTCTTATTTATCTTCCTATATTCATCAGCAAGAAATTCTGTTGTACAGGTTACTAAATCAGAATTAAGTATAAAATTATCTATTAGATTATTTTTATACATCTTGTTAATTTCAAATCCATTAGCATCTAAATTATGGAAAGGATGTTTTTCACTTAATTTATAAGTATCATCATTGTCAAAAACAATCTTCTTACCCATACCTTTTAACATCTTTCCTAATTTATGATGAGCAACTGTATCAGCTCTATGAAATATAATAATATCACTGTCCATAACTTCTTGTAATATATATTCCATTGGTTTTTCTTTCGCAGATATGGAAATATGACTTCCATTCCAACCATTGTGATACATTGGTAGTTGACAACGAAGATATGTACATCCTGGATATTTACTTCCTATAAAATATGGTTTCATATATAACTATTTACTATTCTTCTTTTTCGCAGTTCTTCTTGCTTTTCTCTAAAATCAATTCTCCGTTGGATGCTTTCCTTGGTTGTTGGTCTTAGTTTTGTTAAATAATTCTTCTCTGGATATTTCTTCTCCATTGTAATTTATAAAAGTTTTAATATGTTTAGTAATATCTATATTCACTCTCTTAGTTGTTTTACCAACTATTGGAACATTTAACTTCTCCATAATAATTTCCTTCCAAACTTTAGGGTGAACAGTTTGGTATCACCCCAAAGAAATTATTTTATTAATTTACTATACACTTGCAGTCATAACCAATACACCAGAACTATCTCTGTTTTCAATTACACCGAAAATTATATCGGCAGTAACTAATGTACCTAGATATTCTTGTAAATATTGTGACTGTAATCTTACAGCATTTGCTGACATACCAGATGGATTTGCAACTGCAAAAGCCAAAGCTGATTTGTGAGCTAAAGCGTTCAAACGAGCGCCTTTAGTTGTAGCGACTACTGTACCTATTGGAATTCTAGTTGTTACAAAAACTGGAACACCATATAACTGACTAGCAGGTAATTTTGTTACTGGGTCAACAGCAGAACTATTTACAAGTAAGCTGTATTTATTTACACCAGCGACTTCCCAATACTGTTGTGGATATAAGAACCAAGCCCTATCACTTTGTGGAACGTTATTAAGGTCTAATGTTCTCATAGCAGCACGAATGTTACTATCATTTAATGATAAATGAGAAGCACCGACAGTATTTGAAAAACTTTCAAACAATGCTAACAAGGCATCTTCTAAAGTAGCAGCAGTAGTATATCCAGCATTTTTCATCCAGACTTCCATTGAATTATAAGAAGATTTTAACTGACTCATTACATCATCTTGTAATAAGAAAGAAGTTTCCTTATGAGTATTCAATGTTAAGGTAATTAACCCGTGAAGTGGAGCATTTAGAGTAACCTGTGTTAATGAACCAAAAGCAAAAGTATTTGCTGTCATTTCAGAAACATTAGGTCTCCTTGTTGAATCACCACCACCAGCTACATCAGAAGACCAGTCCTCAAAAAATGAGGCTGCTTTTAATTCAGCACGGAAAAAATCATTTACCATGTCGCCCCAAATATCGGGGATATAACTTGCAGCAGTAGTTGTGGTTGTGTGTGTTGCGCCTAAAGCCATTTTATTATTTTTAGTTTATTAGAGTTCTCCTCTAACAGCTTTATCCCATAATTCTTTTGTATGAGATTTCTTTTCTTCGGTACTCATATCGGAAAAAGTTTTTCCATTACTACCCTTGACTGACCTTGTTGAATTTGTAGTAGCATTTGCTATTCTTTTTTCTTCTTCTTTTGCTTTTAAATAAACTTTTACCATTGGAAACTCTAAAGCTTCTTCTATGGTTTTATTGTTTAATTTAGCAAGAGTAAGAATCTCGTTTACATCTTCTTGGTCTATGTTAGGATGTGAATGTAAAAATTCTATTTTAGCTATTTTTTCCTCAACTCTTTTAATCTCTTCATTAGAATTATTAGAGGTGTTAGAGGTATTAGATGTGCTTTTTTTATTAAGTTCATCTAATGTTTTTTGAAGTTCCTCATATTTTCTTGTAATCTCTTCGTTATTTTTACGAGCTTCATCTCTTTGTTCAAGTGCTTTACGCTTTTGAACATTTAGAGTTTCTATGGAAACTTCTGACCCGTTAGTGGTATCATCCTTTTCATCTTTAGTGATGATTTCTTCACCGTTAGTGGTGACTTCTTTTTTTTCCTCAGACATAAATCTTTGGTTAAGCTACTGTTAATGGGCGTAGTGTCCCCAGTGCCGTTTTTATGGAGTGCCACTCCATTAATTAAAATTATCTATTATACTTTTTTTCTTTATAGTTTTATTGGTATATTTATCAATATCTCCTATAATAACATCAATTAATTTACCAGCAAATCTCTTTCCAACATACAGTTCTCCATTGGTTGCGACAATACCATCTACAATATCACTATTAACATTTTCAATATTATCTTTATATTCATAAAGAATATCTCTAAAAAGTTCCCAATTATTAGTATTCGCAAACTTTTTTAAAAATTCTATATTCATATTATTTTGCTAATGGTGGAACTCCACTATTAGGAGTACCAACTCTTAATGCTTGTTCAGTCAATGATGGTTGCATACCAGTCTTTGAACTAGACAACATAGATGGTTGTATTCCAGCTCTACTTGCTAACTCCTCAATTAATCCTTTCAACCTTGGGTCTTCCATCGCTGTTGGATTTTGTGCGAGTAATTGAATAAAGTTAGTAATACTTTCAATCTCTTGTGCTGGGTTATGTTTTTCTCCACTAATATCTATATCTAAATCTTTATCAAAATTCTTATAATAATTTTCAATTATTTTTACAAACTGTGAATTTGGAGTTTTATTCATAACATCATCTTTCAATGCGTTGATGTCATCATTAGATGGGAATATTCCTTTAGTTATTACATATTTTTTAATAGCTTCATTTATTCTATAATTAGAATGTTCTTCCATAATAGCATTAATAGTATCTCTGCTATATGTTTCAAAGATATGTTCCTTATTGACAGATTTCTCAAACTCTGGTATAATCCACTCTTTAATAACTTCTTCAAAGAACATTGCTTCATTCTCACGAATAAAATCAAATAATTTTGCAGCATTCTCTTGTTGTAATACAGCAAGTCTAAATGGTGTTCTGCTTGGTAGATTTTCTCCAGTAAGAATTTCTTGAGAATTAGCATTATCTCTAATATCTTGTCTAATATTATATTCTTCTTGTGAATAAGCACCAATATTTCTTTCAGCTACATCAACTCTTGTTAGTTCACTATTTACTTTAATAATATCACCATTAAGAGTTTCTGTTAATATATTACTTCCAATATTAGAATCTCTAGTTTGAAAGACAGTCTTTGATGCTAATCGCATTGAGTCAGCTTTTTGATTTCCAATTTCATTTCTTCTTTCCTGTAAAGGGAATAACATTTCAGATATACCTAATCCTAATGCTCTACCCTCAACTGTTAAGAAATCTAATTTTTTATATGGGATACTATTAACTTTATTCTTGTAAAGAACAAAGTATGCAGCACTAATATCACCATCTCTTTTAACCTTACTTTCTTTTTCTTTTAAATAACCAATATAAGAAACAGACATTGAATAACCATCACTAGCTAAATCTAATTCTGAATTATGTACTTCTACATATTGTTCATATACACATACTTCTCTAATCCTTAATGTTCTCATTTGAGAAACTAAATCATCTACTGCATCACTATCCCATCCTTTACTTTTCATCTTTTCAAGTTCAGCAGCAGTAAATGTATGTTTATCTATCAAGTAAGGTGACTGAATATTATAATTGTTTGGACTATTAGATATTGCAGGGTCAAAAGAAAGATAACGAAGTGGTCTATAAACAACCATATCCCCTACTTTCTTTAAAATTACAGAACCATATATTGGTAAATTTTCTGCCGTTTTATTTAGAATCTGTCCAAAAGATTCTTTACGCATCCAATACTTTAATTCGTCATTATAAAGCATTGCTTTTACTCTGTCCTTTGCTCTTAAAGCATGAACACGAATGTCTTTTCTATCTAGGTCAATATTTTTTGTTGCATTTCCACATTGTGGATTCGTAACATTAAAAAAATATTTTCTATTATTTTGAGAATCATAATCACCTGTTTCAAATTTAGAAACACGATAAAGTTCTATTCTCCTAATTAATTCTTTAATCTGGAATTTGTATCCTTCCACTATTTCTACTGGTTGGTCACTATCTTCAAGATTATATCTTAATGATTCAATTAATTGGCTCATATATATTTAGGTTGTAATAAAGTTTTTTGTTTTCTAATTTTATCTTCTTGGAATTTTCTAACTTCGTCTTCTCTTCCAAAGGTAAGCATTAAAGCATCAGCAACGTCTGGTGATGGAATACCATTTTTAGCTAAAGATAACTTGTCTATTATTTTAAATTTTCCAGATGAATCTCTAACTTTAAATTTAATATCAGTAAGTTGATAAAAGTCATTATTATCTTGCAACATTCCTCCCTGTAAAATCCAATCTCTTAATCTAAAATATGCTTCAGCTCTAATATTAATATATTTATCATCATTAACAGCTTTCTCTGACATATTTATACCTGTAACTGACCAACCAAGTTCTAAAAATCTATCATACACACCTGACCCTAAACCAGTTGCATCTATAAATATATTTTGTTCATCAACTTCATGCTTATTAGCAAACGTTCTAGTTAAACCAACTACTTCCATTAAATTTCCAGTAGTAGTTTTAGCAAGAACTTCAGCATAACTTCCATGTCTTAATACCCATACATTAAAATTACCCCCAGAACGAGCTATATCAACGCCTAAACGTCTTTCTCCAATAGTATCTGGTTTAGCATTACGAAATGCTCTCTTTAATTCTGACTCAGTAACAAGAACTGACCATCCATCTACATCAACTGCATCTTCTTCTGGAAACTTAACATCATATAATACACCAAAGAATGCTTCTTTACGCATTTCATCAATAAACTTCTGTTTAAGTCTTCCTTCTTCTACTGCTTGTTTCCAGTCTATAACAATTTTCTTATAATCTGTATTACGATAACTTCTAAGGAAATGATTTCTTTTAAACGGGTTACCAATTTCAAATAAAAAGTTATTACTATGACCACCAAGCATACGTTTTACCTTAGAATAAATGTCATCATCTATTAAAGAACTTTCATCTAGTATGATATTAGGGCTACCAAACCCCATCAGTGTTTCACCAGCAGCTTGTTTGTTGTTTGAATCAGCAGAAAGAATAAATATCTCTGCTCCATTTCTTAATACTATACGCTTTTTACTAATTTCTCTTCTTAGTTTATCTTTTTGTTTCTCTTCCATATCTAGTAATCCTTTAAGAGGAACACAATTAGTAAAGTTTTCTATTATCTGCCGCATAATAATCATAGCTTTGTCCGTAGAAGGAGCTATAATAGCCCACTTCTCTGGATGGGTAGCACATCTAATTGATACAGCAGCAGCAACAGTAAAACTGTTGTGTGTTGGAGTAAGTTCTTTCCCTACTAAATAAACTCCACCATTAACCTGAATACAATTTCCTGATACTGGTTCTATTTCTCTTATATCAGAAATTGATTTTCTCTTTTTCTTTAAAGGTGCTACTTTTTTTCTATCTAATACTGTTGGTATTTTTAATAATGGTTGAAATCCTAATACATAAGTCATTCTTCTTCCTTGTATTCCAGAAGAAGACAATGTTGGTTTAACTTCAACAATA